AGGGACGGGTGCAGGCATCTTTCCCAATCGAAGATATCGATCAGCCTCCAAGAAGCAAAGGCAAGGGGGTTCGGACCCTGCAGCGTGTGCAAGCCACCGAGTTAGGCCTGAGGGGAGACACATAACTCAAGCAGTCATTACAGGCAGAGTCAGTGGAAACGGAGGTAACCAAGTGCCAACGCGAATATCCATAGAAGAACGGGAAAGACTCTACCGGATCAAGAAGTACGTCGATGGGGCTTTGCTGACTTGGGGCCATGACAATGGAGCCTTATCTCTTTATTTCTCTTGATTACGCCAGAAACCGTCCAAATGGTGATTTTTATTGCTCCATATAGAACATTAATGTGTTATAATTAAATTTCGTAAAGGATAGGGAGGTATAGCAAATGCCAACAACTGCCAATATAATTGATGATGAGAAAACAACGTCAATTATTACTATTCCGGAAGGAAAAATATGCGATTACATAGATGGTAAATTTAGGAATGACACCCCTGAAGAATATGTGCGGCAAAACATTGAAAAAAGACTAGTTAATGAACTCAAATACTCGAGAGAAAGAATAAAAGTTGAGTATGGAATTAAAGTTGGTTCCAGAAGACCTCGAGCAGACATTGTTATTTTTCCGGATGGGTGCGAAAGCTTTAGTCAGGAAAACGTGAAACTTATCATCGAGTGTAAAAAAGAAACCGTTGAGCCTACAAATAAAAAAGATGGGGTAGAACAGCTAAAATCTTATATGTCCGCTTGTCCTAATTGTGAGTGGGGTATGTGGACTAATGGTAAGTATAAAGAAGTTTTAAGAAAAGTGATTAACGAAAAAGGACAGGTTGAGTTTATAGATTATAACGATATCCCTTCCGCTGACGGCTCAGTTGAAGACATAGATAGACCTAAAAGAGTATCATTACGCAACGCTGTTGAGGATAACCTTTTATTTGTCTTCAAGACCTGTCATAATCATATTTACGCTAATGATGGAATGCAAAAACAGCCAGCTTTCTTTGAGTTACTCAAAGTCATTTTCTGTAAAATTGAAGATGAAAGAAGCATTCCTAATCCACTTGAATTTTACGTAACTTCATCTGAACGGTCAAACCCTGATGGTCAACTTACAGTAAAAAAAAGAATATCGAAGATATTCGAGAGAGTAAAAAAGCGTCATAATAAAATATTTGAACATAATGACGAAATAGGTTTATCACCTAGAAGTTTAGCTTATATTGTTAGCGAGCTTCAAAGCTACAGTCTTTTGAATACCCATATTGATATTAAAGGTAAAGCTTATGAAGAGTTAGTAGGAGCAAATCTACGGGGTGATAGAGGCGAGTTTTTTACTCCGAGAAATGTAATGCACATGACCGTTGAAATGCTTTCTCCTAAATCAACCGAAAAAATTTTGGACCCCGCATGTGGAACAGGCGGATTTCTTGTTATTGCAATGAATAATGTAATAAAAGAGCTTGAAAAACAAATGGAGGCTGTTTTTGGAAAACCACGCCCTGAATGGAATCACGATGAATACAGAATGTTCCAGGACAAGATTTCTGACGTTGCATCCAGCAATTTTTTCGGTTTTGATATTAACCCCGACCTTGTTAAAGCGACAAAAATGAATATGGTAATGAACAATGACGGAAGTGGTAACATATTCCGAATTAATTCCCTCCTGCCGCCCCATGAGTGGTCAAGCGACATTAAAGAAAAGCTCAGTGATATATTGGGAATAAGTAGGTCGGCAATTCGCAACTCGAAATCAATAGCATTGTTTGATGTAATAATTACAAATCCTCCGTTTGGAAGTAAAATTCCAATTAAAGACCCAGCAATTTTAGAGCAGTACGATTTAGGGCATATCTGGGAGAAAAATAACGGTTATTGGGTAAAAACTAACCGGTTACAGTCCTCTGTACCTCCAGAACAGTTGTTTATTGAACGATGTATGCAGTTTTTGAAAGATGGTGGCCGTATGGGTATTGTGCTACCAGATGCAATTTTAGGGTCTCCAGGTTTAGGATATATTCGGCAATGGATTGTAAAACACGCAAAAATTATTGCCAGTATTGATTTGCATGTTGATACCTTTCAACCTAGAAATGGAACACAGACTTCCGTTTTGGTTCTACAAAAGAAGAGCCAACAAGAAATTGATTTTGAAGAGAAAAGCAGGACAATGGCAGATTATAATATTTTCATGGCTATGGCTGAACGGATAGGACACGATAAAAGAGGTAACCCGTTATTTAAACGCGATAAATACGGTAATGAACTTTTGGTACCAGAGGAAAATAATGTTCTAACTATTGGAGAAATAGCTGATGGAACAAAAACTGTTAAAACCGTCTCAAAAACGAAAATTCGTGATGACCAAACCCCTCTTATTGCTGATGTTTTTAAGGTTTGGAAGCAACAGGAGGGAATAACATGGTAGGAATGAACAAAGAAGCAATAGCGCGGAAAATTTCTGAAGAAAAAATCATTGATATACCTCAAGAGGAACTCAACTGGGGTAGTGTTAGTTTGTTAGAAGTACTTGATAATGATGCAAGACTGGAGGCTAGTGTCTACAATATTGAAGGTCGTCACGCGAGGGAAATTCTTAAAAAATGTAAATGGGAGTTATCTTGGGTCTGCGGTGATAATGGCTTGGCTACAGCTTACCATAGACCGCGCTTTAAAAGAATTTGGGTAGAAAAATCTCCTTTTCCGATATATCAACCTTCACAAATACTAGAGATATATCCAAAACCTAGTGGGTATATTTCTGAAGCTACAAAAACTGATATTGAAGCATTAAGAGTTAAAAAGGGACAAATTCTTTTGACTTGCTCCGGTACTATAGGGAACTGTAGTATTGTTTCAAAAACGCTTGATAATAAGATTTTCAGTCACGACTTAATACGAATTGATTGTAAAAATGAGACTGATATTGGATACGTTTATGCTTTGTTGAAAACAAAGATAGGGTACACTCTTATAAATACCAACAATTATGGGGCAGTTGTTTCCCACATCGAGCCGGAACATTTGCATAATATTCCAATACCTAATCCACCCAATATGCTAAAGAAACGAATTCACGAGCTTGTGATGAAATCTTATGAACTACGGGATGAGTCAAATGAACTGCTCGATAAAGCCGAGGAGTTATTAATCAATGAGTTAAAGCTTCCGCCTATTGATGATTTTAAACCAGAGTATTTTGATAATAGTATTGATGTAAGTAATTTCTGCATCAAATTACGTGATTTAGCAGGTAGGTTAGATGTTTCTTATCACTTACCTATAGTTAAAGCTATCATTGAGCATTTTGCAAAATTTGCTTCAGAAATAGTAACACTAAAAGATAGCAGGTTAAGTAGCAGAATATTTTTGCCAGGTAGATTTAAGAGAGTATATGTAGGCGAAGGTCAAGGCACAGTCTTTTTTGGAGGGAAGCAAATACAAAATCTTGACCCTTCAATAGAACACAAATTTCTATCAACAAAATATCATTCAAACCGGATAAAAAATGAACTTATTCTTAAGGAAGGTGAGATACTAGTATCAAGGAGTGGAACCATTGGAAAGGTCGCTTTAGTTCCAAAGCACTGGGAAGGTTGGGCTGCAAGTGAAGACCTTATACGCATTGTTCCATTAAATGAGCAAACTGGCGGTTTTTTATATGTTTATTTGAGCTCTCAATATGGACAAATATTATTAAAACGCTTTACATATGGTTCAGTTCAAGACCACATTGAAGATATACATCTTGCAGAGGTTGAAGTTCCGTTACTTAAAAATGTAAGCATACAAGATAAAATTGGTTATTTAGCTTTAAAAGCTAATAAACTTCGTTATGAAGCCTATAAGTTAGAACAGCAAGCATTAGCTATTGTTAATGATGAAGTTATACATAAAAGGTAATTAGGCAGTCGCAAAACTGCTTTTTACTTTGTAGTTCACTCCCACCTTCGACACCCGTTACCCGGTAACACAAAAAACGGCTTCATCCAGCCATCCTTACTGTGTTAACGATTTACAACTGTCAGGTTTACTCAACCGAGTTCAATAATTAGAATGAAAGGTAACGAATCTAAATTAAAGCGATTCCTAAATACTGAACGGTAATAGGACAGAACCCGCGCCAGGTCATGCCGGCTTGATCCTGTGGTGAGACTTCGCTATTGTAACTATAGCGAACGCTTGTACGCGGGAGGGAGAGCCATGCAGCGTTATCCGCCGCTGCCTGTAGACGACCTTTTTGACGTCTTCCCCGTCCCTATTGAGGCTGTTGCCCGGCGCTACTACGGCATCGAGATTCACCGGCGATCTCTGCCAGACAGAATCGGCGGCATACTCCATAAGTTCGAGGGACGTTCGTATCTCTATCTTAACTCGGCCCACTCTCGACAGCGTCAAAGGTGGACGATCGCCCACGAAATCGCTCATCAGCGTCTACATCCCATCGGCGTATATATGTCTGGGCCAGGCCGTGACACCAGGGGTGAAAGAGCGGCAGACGTATTCGCAGCAGAACTGCTGATGCCTGGTTCGGAGGTGAGGCGATGCCTGCGTGAGGGCATGTCTTTTGACGAGATGGTAAAATGGCTTGACGTGTCTAAAGAGGCCATGAGGTTGCGCATCGAGGAGATAGTACACCAAGAGTTGTCACGTCCGCCTGAGTACCGCGCAATCCCAGAAAACTCATGGGCGTTAGAGATGGTATGAATGGCTTACTGCATGTACCTGCGCAAGTCAAGAGCAGATGTCGAAGCCGAGGCTCGCGGCGAAGGCGAGACTCTGGCTCGGCATGAACGGACGCTTCTAGAGTTGGCCGTCCGCATGGGGATCTCCATATCCCCCGATGCCGTCTATCGCGAAATAGTATCCGGAGAGACCATCGCTGCTCGGCCAGTGATGCAGAGGCTCCTCACAGAGATTGAGCAGGGCTGCTGGGAAGGCGTGTTCGTGATGGAAGTTGAGCGTCTGGCTCGAGGCGATACCATAGACCAGGGCATCGTTGCGCAGACGTTCAAATACTCAGGCACCAAGATAATCACCCCGCCAAAAGTCTATGACCCGGCCAACGAGTTCGACGAGGAGTATTTCGAGTTTGGACTTTTCATGTCGCGCCGCGAGTACAAAACGATTAACCGACGCCTTCAACGTGGTCGCGAGATGTCGGTCCGGGAAGGCAACTATGTGGGAAATGTGCCCCCATATGGGTACCGCCGGGAGAAACTAGTCAGGGAAAAAGGCTACAAGCTAGTTCCTCAACTAGAAGAGGCCAAAGTAGTCGTCCTCATTTTTCGGTGGTTCACCGTTGACCGCATGGGCGTCACCACGATCCGCAATAAGTTGAATGCTCTGCGAATACCCACGCGAAAAGGTGGTCCGTGGAGCGACGAGACAGTCAGATCTGTCTTGACCAACCCAGTGTACATCGGCAAACTCCGCTGGGGAGGCCGGGCGCAGGTGAAGAAGGTCATCGGAGGAGAGGTAGTCACAGTCCGGCCCAGGGCTAAGTCTCCCCTCATCGTGGACGGGAAACACGAGGCGATAATCTCAGAAGACACCTACCTCTTGGCCCAGAAACTCTTATCCACGAACTCTACCCCACCGATACCGGGTAGCCGCGAGCTGCGGAACCCGCTTGCGGGTGTCATCGTGTGCGGTGTTTGCGGCCGCACGATGGTAAGACGTCCATACAGGTCAGGCTACCAGGACGGACTGATCTGCGTTGGCCCGACTTGCACTAATGTTGGCTCGCATCTCCACATAGTCGAGGAGCGGTTGCTCGAGGCGCTGGAGTCTTGGCTAGCCAGGTACCGGCTAGAGCTTGCGGAAAACCCCATACAGGACATCAGTCCCGAGGCAGATGTTATTACGCAGTCCATTCAGCATATTGAATCCGAGATAGCGACTATTGAGAAACAGATATCAAGCCTGCATGACTTCTTGGAGCAAGGCATCTATTCAGTCGAGGTGTTCATGAAACGCTCTCGGATCTTGAGAGACAGGCTAGCGGAAACAAAGAAGCAGGAAGAGGCCCTAACGGAGAAGCTGCGCCAGGTGGAAACACAGCCTGTCGAACTCACGACACTCATCCCTCGAGTCGAGCGAGTTATAGAGTTGTACCGCAGTCTCGAGGAGCCGGCACAAAAGAACGAGCTGCTAAAGGAAGTCCTCGAAAAGGCTATCTATGTAAAGCCGAAAGCCAATCGCGGCAAGATAGATGCCTTTGACCTGGCAATATACCCAAAGCTTCCTCACTGACAACCTGTTGGTACGGAAGAATCGGTACCAAGAGGTTGTCAGTGAGGGGCAACAATGCAAACGGCCGGGGTTCTGTATCCCGGCCGTCGTGCTCAGCCCATCGGTACTTCGAGGAGTGGGGCTAGGAGCCTTCTTTCTCGCGCCGAGGCCGGCCAGGCTTCCGCACCTTATTAGCCTCAACTTCTTTTGGCGTAATCACCCACGTACCTCCTACCTGACGGCCCATCCGTCCAGATTGACACAGGGCTCGGACCCGGCGCTCGGAGATACCGAGGACCTCGGCGGCTTCAGCAGTGCTCAGCAAGTCCTTATACACCCCTGCCACCCCTCTCAACTCTGTAACCCTTAACCTCGTCATCCCACCGTAGGCCCGCTATCTTCTTGACGTCGGTAAGTAGCGGCTCGCCGTCCGAACCTTGCCCCACAACCTCGCCCGAGATGAGCCACACCTGGCCGTAGAGTCCGGCGGCGCCCATGATAGCGGCCGCGGGGAGCGCCGAACCTGCCAATTCCCAAGCCTGGGTAAACGGGTTGTAGCAGGCCTCGTAGCAGGACACGCCTTTTTCATACTCACCTGTCGCGTGGTTCCGGGAACGCCCGCCTTTGGGGATGTTGCCAAACCGGATGTAGCAGCCTCTCTGGGTGTGGCGGAAGGGGACAAGATGCCGGGCTACCGCGTCCATTGCCGTCAGATCCTCGGTCGTGGGAGCAGTGCTCCACGTGGTACCCTGAGCCACGCGATTGCCCTGGCGGTCGTACTTGGCCCAGCGCAACTCTCCTGCCCACAGTTGGACGGTGTCGGCTCCCAACTCCGCCAAGTCGAAGCGGATCTCGTGACCCGAATTATCAATTGCTATGTAGTGGTCATAGGCACCCCAGGCGTTGCGTCCCTGTCTGCGCTCGAACCTCATGTTGTCTGTCCTCCCCGCTTGGGTGTTAACTCCTTGCGTCTAAACTATACCGCATACGGAATGGTTGTGTCAACACTTTTTCGTAGCTTTCTCGAAATATTTTTCGCCCATCTACCTGCACCTTTGCAAATTTGTGACCCTACCACAAAAATAAAAACACCCCCGACCTCTCGGCCGGGGGCTGTGAGTCACAGTCCTTTATTCCACGTGTGATGCTACTGAATCTTTACATGCCGAAGCCGGTTAATGACGGTAGCAAACTCACCCCAGGTGACATGGTCCTGAGGGGCGTGGTCGGAATCTATTAACCCATCGCGCTTGAGCAAAGCAATCTCCGCTTCTGGGTCCCACTCTGCTCGCTCATGGGCCTCCTTGAACACCCGCACCCGGTCAATCCACTGCTCCCACTTGGTCAGTAGGATATGAGGACATTCCGTGCCGGGACTCCAATGCTTGTGCGGCACTACAGCCGACACATCCAGCCCCAGAGACGTTAGCAACCAAGCCACCAAGGCAGCAGCGTTCTCCTCGGCCTTCTGGCGGTCGCCGTCCAAGTTCTCGCATATCTCGATGCCTATGCTCTCCATATTGCCCGGGCCGCGACTATCGCCGGCGTGCCAGCCGTGTTCGTTCAAAGGTAGGTGTTGGTATGCGCCTCGGTCATCTACGGTAAAGTGCCACGAGACGGGGATACTTGCCGTGTCATCACCCTTCAGGTACTTCGCATGGGCTTCTGCGTCCGCTCTTGGATTGGGGTTGCCCGTGTCATGGATGGTGATGTACTGCGGGATGATGGTCTCGCCGGGCCGATTCTTGCGCCCGAGCGGGATCGTGGCATCAGTGAGAGGGACTGGACACTTCTTCACCAGTGTCACCCTTCTTCTTGAGTTGTTCAAGGGCAGTGCGGATGGAAGCCGGTATAGGCAGACCTGCCCGAGCACAGTTCTCTATGATGGATAATCCCTCGTTAGCGAGATAGAACCAGATCGCGAGAGAACGGAACACCTCCTGGCCAATCGCCCTATCCAACTGGTACGCCAAGATAACCACTACGAAGAGCAGGACCTTTTTGAGAATGCCCCGGGCTCCGATTTCCGAGTTCAGCGTCTTCTCTACCCAGGCCGCGGCCAGCCCTGTTGCATAGTCGAGTATAACGATGAATACGAGCACCTGGAGCATCATGTCCCACCCCCCGAGCAGGCCTGTAAGCACGCCACCGACTATAGCGATCGCGTACTTGAGATACTTAACCACCTTGTCCATGGATCTCCCCTCCTCACGCTATTACGAGACCCTGATCTCTCAGGGCCGCCACCAGCTCCGTCCGATGAGCTACGGCCAGAGCGCCGGACTGCTCGGCCCTCTGGATCGCTGTCCAGATCGTTTCGAGACCGATGCAGAAACCGAGACCCTCGATGGCCTCATGAACCAGCTTGACACTGGGAACCCCGATAAGCCGTCCCTTGAGGTCGACCATAGCGCCACCCGAATTGCCCGGGTTTATGGGCGCGTCGGTCTGAAGGGCATCGGGGATCGTGACCACAGTCCCGTCATCCTGCTCGTACTGGACATAACGGCCGATGTAGCTGATGATGCCTGCGGACACGCTGCCGATGTAACCCACCGGCGAACCTGCTACGAGGACCGGCATGCCCCGACGCACTTCGTCAGGGTTGCCCAAGGCAAGTACAGGCATGTCATCCCTATACTGCGCGATGTCGGCCCTAACGATTGCGAGGTCTATTTCGGGAGCACTGAACACGACGGGACCTTCCGCGTATCTCGCGTCCTCGCCGCGTTGTTTGTTGCCGTATCCCCAGTGCCCCCACCGGATACCGACTCTTTTGGCCTTGCCGACGACGTGAGCATTAGTCAGGATGTAGCCGCGTCCGATGCTGCTCCCCGAGCCGAGACTATTTCCCGCCTCGATCTGGACTATGGCCGGGTCTATTCGCGAGAGGATGTCCTCGAAACTGTCCTCCGTCCTATCATAGAGCCTCATAGCGATGGCGGCTGTCTCGGCCCGGGTGACTGGCTGGTCAGGTTTGAACGCCTCATCCGGATAGCCCTTGAGGAACTCAAGGCTCGCGGCGCGGTCTATGAAGCTACGAGCCCAGTGATTGCCAGGAACGTCTTTGAATGGCATAGTGTACCTCCTCGGTGAAATGAAATCGCCGCCCGCAGGCGGCATATATCGCGCTCACCAAACCAAGCTACAAGCTAAATGGATTTCAGGACAGCAGGAGCCGGTGGACTGCCTCCTTCCGCATAACACACAGTCACATTGCGAACGTAAGTAGTTTGAGAGCCCCCTGTACCACTGCCCCGCAGGTTTAGCATGATAAAGCCGTAGGGCGGGACTGGATACGCCATATCAAGGCTGAATGGGGTAAACTCGGGAGTATTGCTCACATTCAACTCCGCCACAGGGACAATTCTGGAACTGTTACCACTATTAATCACAAACATGCACACTTGAATGGACCCGCTATCACTAGCTCTGATTTCGCCTTTGATCCTGTACCTGCCAGGCCGTGCAACCTGGAACACTTTGGTTATGTTCACCTGAAAGTTGCTTATCGACGAGGTCTGTTCCGGCGAAGAGAGCAAGACAGTATCTCCAGGCTGCACCCAGCCTCCCAGGTCAGCGAAAGACAAACGAGGTCCATTCCCCGCCGTGCCGTCGTGCTTGTGGCCGGTAGAGGGGTCGAACTTTGCGTCAACAGTATCCTTCCTGGCGATGTCATCACTGGCACTGGGCGCCGCTACCTTGGCTCTGCCGTTGGCATCCCTCATGACGATACGGTTAGCGGTGGCCGACGATGTAGCTCCGTGGACACTGGTCCCCGCTGCATGAACATCCACCTTAGCTTGAGCGCCGCTGGGCGTCTCGTGCCCCGAGTGCGGGGCCGCGGCGTCAATGTGACTCTTGGCGGCTGTTAGGGTAGTCGGAGGAGCGTCGTACCAGTTGGTGGTGCCGAGGATGCGCCTCAGCATGTTAGCCCAATAGTTCTGTAGCTTCAGCAACGTCCCGCTGCCCTGGGCAGTGTCTGACTGGTTCGGTGTGTGAGTATCGGTCTCGATGAGTTTGTGAGCCGCCTCTATGCCGTTTTCAATCTTGTTCAGGTTCTCAGCACTAATCCCAGGCGGCCCACCCGGATTCCACGTGGTTTTCTCGTACGGCATATTCTCTTCCCCCTACGGCGCCCTCGAGATGGTGTCGGTGCGAACGATCTGGAGGGATTCAAGTTCGGTCTTCCGGTGCGACCACAATACCCGGGCAATAAGAATACCCGAGTCCTTAGCCTCGCTCGCGTCCGGTCCCGCGAACACACCAATCTCTTCAATCTGCTGGTTCGCCTCGTATGGAGCGATGTAGACCGTGCTGGCTACCTGGCCGGTACCGGGAAGCTCTTGCTTGGTCACCTGCTTGCGGAAGAACTCGTTACCGAGTTTCACGTCACTGGCGGTCGGCGGTGTATTGGATGACCCAAGGGCGATGTAGCGGATCTCTGTGGGTGGGTTGATTGAGCCGTCCAGCAGGTCTCTGATGTAATTGAGTCCCGCGTCGGTGATGAAGTTTTTCAGCGATATGGTCTTTCTTCGGGTCGGCGTCGTTATGACGATCTCAAACGTGCCTTCCCACAAGACTCCCATCATACCATCCACTCCTCCTAACACGGGTACAAGGTCGATGAGGGGTAGAGATTCTCACTCGGTATCGGGCAGGCATGGACGGTCACCGGCATGGCCTCAGTCCACCGCCAGCCTTCCTGAGACTGCACCAGGCGGATGAGTACCTGGTCTTCCCTGATGTTTTCCCTGATGACGAAAGCCTGGCCTCGAGTGGCCATCTGCTTGAAGAAGGTAGCCCAGCCGCCCAGAGACTCTCCGGATACCGCCCGGACGTGGTATTGGTAGAAGTCTGATCCAACCTCTGAGAAAGTGACCTGGTCAATTAGGAAGTCCTCGTTGTAGAGGCGGTCACCTGGCAGGTTAGCATAGATGATCTGTCCCGGTCGTAACCCTGGCTTCCACGTGCTGAAGGTGATGACCTTGGAAAGGTGAGCGTGCTTCCTGAGCTTGGCGTTGGCGCTTTGGATGGCCGCTTCCCTGGAAGAGAGGTACGGTTCATCGTCGACTGCCTCGTAGTAACCAGTACCTCCCTCCACCGCCTTTCGCTCTTCAACGGCGGCATAGTCATCAGTGAGGACCACTATGTCGAATAGGCCTTGATACGTGACCTCGAGAACATCCGAGGGCGTTAGCACCGGGGCCTCGGAATCTTGCGTGATTATGGGGTCTCCCTTGTTCCAGTAGAAGTCTTTGCCCTCGTCAATGCCTTTGATGCCGACGCTCTTAGGGATTTCGTTGACCTTTACAGCAGGTACCTTCGCTATCGGAAAGCCCACGGTCCACGTCCGGCTAGCCCCGTCACCTCGGAAGACTTCCGTCTGCGGGTCCGTTACATCCTTGCCCGCCTTGACATATTGGCGGTTTCTATAGCCTTGGCGGTTGTCCTCGACCTGGAGATCGCTTATCGGAGCATTCTCATCTAGGTGCCAGCGGGCGAAATATGTCTCCCTCGAAACGAAATGCAGGACCTTGTAGGGGTCGATCCACCATGAGTATCCCGCCCGCTCAGCCAGGACGTCGAGGCACGAGGTCGCCGAAACGTAGTTGAACACGCACTCCACAACCAAAAGCCCTTCCTGGATGGACTCGCCAGTGTAGGTGATCCCCTCGGCTGCTAGATACTTGTCGACGATATCGCGCACGATGGCGTCAGCGGTCTGATTTTCGTAGGTTTCAGCAACAATCCGCCTATCGGGAATCTGATGCCAGTCAACACAATCGATGGCCCACCTGAGGGTGCCTTCGGGCGTCCGGCTGCTCCTGGGCTTGTCTATGGAGCCGCCGAACACCTTGACCCCATCGGCCCATATCTCGACAGTCTCACCAGGCTTCAGGACGGCCGAGAGACCGCCGGTCTTGTCAACTAGCAGAAAGGAGCATGTGCTCCGCTCGCCGATAGCATCCTCTATCGAAAGCGTGCCGGGCACGAGGTGCTCTGTGCGGTCCACATTGTCGATGACGAGTCGTACGTTGCGCTTTGCTGCCATTAGTAAGCCACTCCGGTCTTGAGGCGGATGAGCTCAGTGAGGTGTGGTGCGGTGGCCTGGGCAAGGCGTCGGCCCTCGAGTTCCACGATGATTATCACCGGTCCCGTACCTATGCCGCCCGCGCGGTCCAGGGGGACGACGGCTTCAGGGCCGGCTTCTCCGAGCATGGCGAGAGTAGGCTTCATGACGATGCCACCCCGGGCCAGCATCGGGATCTCTGGGATGTTGAAACCCCACGACTTGCCACCGAGGAGGGGAACCCAATCAGGCACTTTGAAACTGATTCTGTTGAGACCACGTATGAGGACGTTTAACGCTGAGATGATCGCGTTAATAGGAGTCTTGATGGCGGTCACGATGCCGTTCCAGGCCTTCTCAGCCGTCTCATTGATGCTGTTCCAAATGCCCGTCAGTTTTTCCTTGATGGTGTCCCAGTTCTTGTAGAGTTCAACGCCGATGGCGATTGCGGCGGCTATAGCAGCAACCACCAGACCTGTTGGAGTGGTTAGCCACTGCAACATACCGCCCAATTTACTTGCCGCGCCCGCGAGCCCGGAAAATGTGTTTATGGCCGTACCAACGCCCACGAGCAACGGCCCGATGCCTGCGACTACGGCTGCAATCGTGACGATCGTCTGTTGCATCTCAGGATCCAGGTTCGCGAACTTCTCTGCAAGTCTGGCCACCCCGTCAATGAGCGGCTGCGCGGCCTCGATAGCCTTGGAGAGTGCGGGCACCAACGCTTCGCCCAGAGATATCCCCGCGTCGACCACCTTGTTCTTGAGAACAGTCAGTTTACTCTCGTTGGTCTCGTAACGCTGTGCGGCTTCGTTCGATAGAGCAATGTTCTCCTGCCAAGCCTGAGTACCCAATTCCAGCGAAGTGCGGAACAGGTCTCCGGCACCGGCGGCCCTTAATAGGGCGTCTCGGACCCGGATTTCGCTGAGACCCAACTCCTCGAGGACGCCGAAGACGTTCTCACCTTCCGCACTCATGCGCCCAAGGCCCTCGATGAACGTCACCAGGGCTCCGGCAGCATCCTCACGCCAAGCCCGGGCAAACTCCTCCGAACTCATGCCCGCAACGGCTGCAAAGCCTTTTAGTTTCTCTCCCCCCGAGGCTACCTCGCCCGCGATATTGATCATAACCTTCGAGATCGCCGAACCTCCGGCCTCGGCAGCGATGCCAACGGAAGACAGCGCTCCGGCCATGGAGAGGATCTGCGCCTCAGTCATTCCGACCTGGGTTCCAGCGCCGGCGATGCGCAGCGCCATTTGTGCGATCTCGGCCTCGGTAGTGGCCAAGTTATTGCCCAATGCCACTATGGTCGAACCCAAGCGATCAAAGTCGCGCTGGTTCATCTGTGTGATGTTGGCCAGCCGCGCCAGCGTGGTTGCAGCTTCCTCACCAGCGAGGTTCGTAGTCACACCGAGGTCGGCCATGGTCCTGGTGAACGTGAGGATGTGCTCCGTTTGGATTCCTAGCTGTCCGGCAGCTTCGGCGATGGCCGCGATGTCGGTAGCGCTTTGAGGAATTTCCTTGGCCATGTCCCGGATGCCCTTTTCGAGTGCGGCGAACTCTTCCTCGGTCGCATCGACCGTTTTCCGGACGCCAGCGAACGCACTTTCGAAGTCGATGGCAGTCTTTGAGGATATGCCCCCAACCGCCATAAGTAGGGCAGTAAACCCGACCGTGAGCTTGGTACCTATGGACTGAAGCTGGCTCCCCACTTTGCCAAGGCGCTTCTCGACCTTCGACATGTGTTTCTCGAATTGTTGTGCGTCGGCTCCCACCTTCACGATGAGTTCCGCCAAAGTAGCCACAGGTACCACCTCCTCCTAAAGCACCACGGCCGGGGCTACTTCCCCAGCCGCTCTACCAACTCTTCGTATTCAGTCTTTCTTTGCTCCGGTGTCTTCAGGGCCTGTCGCCTAGACGCAGGCGCCAGAAGCCTCTCGAGGGACGGCAACTTCTTCTGCCTACTGAACAAGGCGGTCATCCACGCGATTTCTATGCGGCCTCTGGATTCATGCTCCGAACGAGCCAGAACGATGTCTCGGAGTTCGCCAGGGGTCAGTCGCCCGATATCCCAAGGCATGAGCCCCGCGGCATAAGCTGCGGGCAACGAACCTTCAAGCCAGTCGGAAAAGCGGAGGCCGGCTACTCTGCCGCCTCCGCCTTCGCGTTTCCCTCTTCCTGCTCTTCCTGTTTGCCGAACAACCCTGAGCCTATCAGCGCCTCTACGAGTTTCCCCTCGAGGACAGACAGGTCTCCTCCATCTTCGATGTACTTCTGAAGCAAGGTACCCGCCCGCTGCAGCGTTAGCCCATGGTCTTGCCACTTGAGACCTGCCCATAGTAGGGCTCGGATGGTGCGAATGCCAAGGTTTTGCTGGAGTATGGCGCCTATACCGACGCCCAGGGCTTCCTCTGCATCAGAGAGAGCGTTAATGTCGAAGCGCAATTTGCGGGGCTTGTCGAGTTCGACGCTCACATGTTTGGGCATATGCGGTCACCTACTCCGGAAGCTCCGTAGGCGCACCGGTGCCCTGAAGCTCCATGCTGTAATTGGCCTCGCCATCGTAGGGCCCTTCTAGATCCTTCGAGGTTACTAGGGCGAGCCCCTCAAACGTAGCCGTGCCTTCTTCCTGCCACCGTACCTTGACCTTCTTCTCCTGCCGCATAGCATCCACTAGGGCCTTGTAGGCAGTGTCATCGGGGATAAGCACACCGTCGCAGCTGATGGACCACTCACCATCGCCGTATTCATATTCCTTGTAGCCGCCGGAGCCTTTGTGAGTCACATCGATGGTTTCGCGGCTTTCGCTCAAGGTCGCCCCACGCTGGCCGCCAACGGGCGTCCACTGCGGAGTACCCTCCGTGCCGGTATCCACCAGAATCAAGATATCTACACCTTTGGTAGCCATGGTCGGTCACTCCTCTCGGTGCCATAGGATGAAGTCCAAAATCACGCGATAAAGAGGGGGCTCTGGCTCATGCTCATACGCCTCTTGTTCATCCACGCATTCTGCGTATGGATATCGGCTCATAGCAGTTCTCACTGCCTCGGCCAACCTCTTCGCCTCGAGATAGTTCGGAGACCAGCAGTCAATCTGTAGGCGCGGTCGCGAATCGCCTTCATAGCCCGCTTTGCTGTACACTCGAACCGTATCAACACGCTGGTAGCGAATCGCTGGATAGACTACTCTCTGCGGAAGGGCTCCAGGGTAGAGGCGAGTGTCCACGAGTTCCAAGACGGTTCGATCCGCCATCAGATGAGCCCGAACAGAAACCTCCAAGAACTCCATCTATCGCAGGCCCCCCTCCAGCAGTTTCCGCAGGTCTTCCTCGATTTGCTTCTTTACCTGATCCTTCTTGCTATCCCAGGCCGGCCTAAAGTAGGGCTTCGCCTGAGAGTGCCGGGTGCCATACTCGACCAGGTAGGCGTGCGGCGCCTTCTTGTAATCGACGGCAGCGAACGCGCTCGCGACGAATTTACCCCGGCGTTTGCCGATCCGCGCCTTGATGGCCGACTTCAATAGGCCGGTTCTGACGGGGACGCGCTGTTTGGCCTCGTCGCGGACAACTCTCATGCCCTTGACCAGCACCTGCTCGACCTCTTTGGCCTCCAGGGATGAGGTGAGGGATCGGACCCGCCTCACGGCCTCATCCAGCCCCTCCACCTGCACCCACATGCCGCTCTTGCCCATCAGACCACCTCCCGGCACATGAGTTGCAGCTCGACGTGCCGCTCCTCGGGGTCGATGACGGAGAGGATGTTGAACAGCCGGCCGTCGTAGAGCACGCGCATCTCGGGCCGGATACCGCGGCGGTAGCGAATCCTGATGCGGGTCGTCACCTCGGCCTGCACCTGCTGGGCGGCGAAATACTCGCGGCCTCTGAGGGGCTCTACGGCCCCCCAGACAGTCGC